GACCATTGTATTTTCAGATGGACATGTTCTATTCCAACTCCTACCGGGCTGGTGGCCAAGTGGCTCATACAGGACTTCTAGCACCAACTCTGCAAACAGAGTCACCATTAGAAAGCTAGCAACAGATGACTGTTGCGCTATCACAATGGGTGATGATGCAGTAGAGAAATGGTTGGAGGACCTGTATGAGAGGTACGCTTCTTGGGGATTTAAACTCAAGGGGCACACAGACGTAACACCAGAAGACTTCGAATTTTGTTCCAAGATTTTCAGAAATGGGATAGTTGTGCCGGTTGATACCTCAGTCAGGAAAATGATCCTGAACGTCTACAGACATGATACACCAGCATCAAGGATGAGCATTAAGCTAGAGCTTAGGCACCATCCTAGGTTGCAGGAGTTCATAGATCTAGGCGTTTTGGATGAGGATCCTGAAGAGAGCGACTGGTAACTAACCACAGGGGTGTGGATGGAGGTCGGGTAAAATTTAGTAATGTCTACCGTTCTGGAGAAATTACCAGTGGGATATGATGAATATCTCAAAGTTTGTCTCGACCCCTACCACGACTCCTCCATACGATTTGAAGGAGCACCTACATCTAGGAATGCCCCCACAGTGACACTGTGCCTTAACCAGGAGAGGACTTATACCGCTTCTGATTTTGGCATTGTGACACCACAGTGGGATGCACACTTCGCGATGTACCCTTTTATAAGGTCAGTAGGATTACTCTCAGCCAACGAATACCAATACACCACAACTCTTTTGAGTTTCGGAACACCGGATACCCCCCGAATGTTCCCGATGAGTGTTCACGGTGTTCCAGCAGGCAAAGACACCTACATGACGTCAGATTACAACATTGATATACCCCAGATATTCGGTCTTGATAATGATGCGTTAGTGTCATATGTAACAGGATCATCAACCGGAGCCTCGGCCAATGGGCCAGGGCGAAGGATGTTAAGAATAGTCGGGGAATCATTTGAAGTGGTCGATGAGTCACCTGATCTTTATCAACAGGGAGCATGCACGGTGTACAGGTACCCTATAGACGTTACTCCAGCGAATCGTGTGGTACGACACGCATATGGTGATAACACAACGAATGCCCTCAATCCATTTGGCCCCAACACTGGCGTTTGGGCGGGTGGAGTTCTCAGTCGATCAATTAATTGTTACGACTTGAGAGCACCTCCGTCCAACACAGCAGTCGCAGTTCTTATCAATGGAGCTAAGACTTGGAAAGCCAAGGATGGAGCATATGTAGTGGGAACACAATATGCTAGTGAAGTACCCTTCAAGACGCTTGACAACACAGATATGTTGTTCACAGGATACACGCCCACAGCAGGCGATTCCGTTACTGGAGTCAATACGAGGTATTCATTTGGTTCAACCTCCATCTTACAAACGTATCAAGGAGGTTCAAACATATTGAATCCAGACTATGACCCAGCTCCACAACTGAACGCAGCTTACCCATTCAATTTATCGGGAGCTTATTTCACAGGACTATCATCTCAGTACGCTACACTCAGGTTGAGATACCGAGTATATGTGGAAATCTTGGCAGATCCCGGTGATAACACTCTAGCACCTTTAGCATCACCTTCTCTTCCATACGAACAACTTTTACAGGAGTTCTGTATGAAGGTGATTGCCCAGGAGGAAGCAGGAGTGCCGCAACGATGAATCCGAAAG